AAGTTGGTTTTAGCACCACCACCATTACCATTTGCAGGTGGCATCTCTGCTTCTATACCTGCTTGCAACATCATATTCTGTTGCTCCAATGGAAGACCTGTACCCATTGCATTCTCTTCTTCCATCTCTTGCGTCATCTCTTCTATCTCTTCATCAGTCTGACGTAAGACTTTACGCTTGACATAATCTCTAGAATAGTATGTACCGATATATGGTTCAATAGCAACCATGATGTTTAGACGTTCAGTCATCAACTCATGATCTTTTAGTTCTGCAAAATGATTGTCATACACATAGTCAAACTGTATATGCTCACGCATCTTAGCCCAATCTTCTGGGGTAACGATGTTCTTTAGAACCAACTGTGTTTTGAGTAAGTCAAGGAACAAACCACTAAATCTCTTACGTAGTCTACCTACAAACTTACTAAACATAAGTTCGTCACGTAAAATCTCAGATGATCTACCTAGATTAAAACCACCAGTATCTCCAATACGTGACTCAGGTACGTTCAACGCACGGTATAATTTTTTCTGGAAGTATTCTATATCTGTCAGTTCACCTAAGTTTTGTCCACCTGGCAATGTAGAAATCTCAGTTCCTCTACCACCCTCTCTACGTGGTAACCAGAAATCCTCAAGCATAGACATGAACTTTTTGTCATCCTTGATTTCACCAGTGTTAGCATCATACACTAACTTGTTTCTATAGCGAGACATCACATCACGAAGATATTGCTCTGCTTTTACCTTAGGTAAATTACCAACGTCAATATAGAATATTCTTCTTTCAGGTGCTCTCGATAATCTGTAGATAACAAGAGAGTCCTCAATCATTCTCAACTGATTGAGACCTTTGATTGCTTTATGTAAGTATGATAACGTTAGTTTTTTATTTCTATCTACTAACCCAGAATGTATATGACAAATAGAGTCTTTAGCAATTCTTACACCCTTACCAGCAACAGAACCAAATCTCTGTGCCATCCCTTGTGGATAATAGGTATAAAATTCTATTACTTTAGCATCTTTGTTTATAGTTGTCTCACCTGCGTAAGGTAAAACTGGAATACCTTCAGCACCCTTAGCACCTTTCTCATTCTTAGGTTGAACTCTCATCAATTTTATTTTGAGAGCATCAATAAATCTTAGTTCTTGAATACCTTCATCAGGTTTCTTTGTATCAATAACTTTATGATAATGAAGTCTACCATCTACATACCAGTTACGAAATATCTCATGAGATTTACTATCAAAATCAAGTAAATCTTTTACACCTTTGAACTCTTCTCTTATTACTTTTTTTAGATTATCACTAACACTTAGATTATCTAGATTTATCTCTACTGGAGAATCATTTTGATCAGATACTATTGCCTCATTAACAACATGTTCAATAGCAGTATCACACTCAGGGTGTAATGCCATGTCACGGTATCTTTTTATAATATCAAATTCTGTACGGAAAACACCTTCGATGTCTACATACTGTCCATAAAAACCTGTAGACAGATAATAGTCAGCCCCATCCTCATTGTTTTGAGGAACAGGACTGACTACGCCTTTAGATTTCTTGGACTCATCTTCTATAGAGAATCCAAAGAGTTTTGCCATAATATCAGTTTACCTTGTTATACCGTATTTATTATACCACAGAATCGTTAGATTTAGCATCGTATGCCTCCCACCACTGGACTTGGAGGGTAACTTGGAATTCTTCTACAGTATCTTGAGTATCGTAAGATAGTTCTATACCACTTACCGCACTTGGCCAGCATCCCTTCATACTGTATCTTCTCAGTACAGGAAGAGTAGCACCACTTTGCTCTCCACGAGTGTTGAGATCTGTAGATGCACGACCTAATTGGTTTACAGTCCAATCAGTAAAGTATTCTGAAGGATTGATAGTTCCAGATCCATCGGACACTTTGATTATAAAGTTTGCCCAACGCTCAAATGCTTCTCTTAGTTTAAAGTCACCGTCGTTGATAACTGTAATTGTCCAAGGATCAAATCTTCTGTCACCTGCTACCTTTAGTTGTCTTCCTCTAAAAGGAACAACAACTTCGGCAATATTTGATGCAGGTAACTGAGCACCTTTGATCATCATCCTATGTGTGTCATCTTTGATCTCATCGTCAAAGATTCCTAATCCATCAGGGAAGTTTAATTCCACCTCAAAGAGGTTAGGACGAGCACCACCCTGAGCCAGTCTGGTCTTGAATGAATCAATAGACCTTGTGTTATTGAGGACTGAAAAAATGTTCTTGTCTAATGCCATGATTGTGGGGGTCTCCTATTACACAGTTCCTACAACTTCACTGAAGGATACTCCAGTGCGTGTAGCTACGAATGTTAGTCCGATGAAGTTAATCGAACGTGCTGGTTTGATGTAAACATCTGCAATAAATTCATTGCGGTCAATAACATCAGCAGTGTTATTGCTTTCGTCACATATGAGTAGGAAGTCTTGAATTCCTCTCTTTGCTTGTACATCCCTTAGGAATGGTTCAACAACGTTGACGAAGTTAGACCTCGTACCAGCGTCGTTGAGTTCAAAGAGTGCTGCTTTAGCAGCATTCTCAACTGCTTTTTCTACAACGATAAAGAGTCTTCTTACGTTGATTCTGTCAAATGCACTTTCAAATGATAGTGCAGTCTTGTCCCCGAAGAGGATAATACCAGATCCAGGTTGAGAGATGATTGGATTGATTCTATTTGCATAGAGTCTATCTCTAGCATCTTGACCAGGATTGAAAGCAATTTTTACAGGGAAGTTCAAACCACCTCTTGCTGTTCCAGCAGGTGAGAACCATGGGAACTGATCCCTATCTGTTCTAACCATCAATCCAGCAATGTCACTAGATGAAGGTATGTAAACAAACTTCTTATTAAACCTATCGTATACGTATTGATAACTTGAATCAAATACTGCGTAAGATGATGAAGTTATTGGTGAGAAGAATGCTAATACATTATCTAATTGATCTGTAGAACTAGCAACATTGACTGTTGCATTTCTATGAGGAGATATAACAGCAACAGTATCCTTTCTGCCCTCGGCAATTTGGATCATTTTGTTTGCTTTTGCTTGCTCCTCTTCCTTAGTTTTATGTGCAGAACCTTGTAACAAGAATCTGATATCACTATCAACAGGATCAGCAAATTTATCATATCCTGCTAGGATGTCACCTAGTGGTGCATCGAACAATCCTACACCTGTATAGTCTTTACCACCTAATAATGGATATCCTACGTTTCCTAATGAGGAGAACCTAATCTTCTTAGCTTCTTGACCCCATGCACCAGCGTTATCTGTTACAGCAACGAAACCACTACTAAATCCAGACGCTAATGGTTCTGTATCATGATGACTATCTGTTCCATTTACAGGTGATACACCAGCAAAAATAAATTCTGAGTTATCTGCTAGGAAATCTTTATAGTAGATTGATCTACCACCAGATTGCGTAGTGTCTTTTGCTTTAGATAAGTTAGGGAATTTTTCAAGAACTGATCCTACATCACCAGTAACACCACCACCTGCGTCAACAAGCACAATGTGAAGAGCATCGTTTGCTCCATTTCTCTTAGTGACATAATTATTTGTTTTTGGTTTGTTCAAAACCGCCTTCCAAGGAAGAGTTATAATGTCTGATCCACCATCATCTCTACTCGTTAGTATATTTTGAGCTGTGTACCAATCACTAATAGTACCAGCAGCAGGTGTAAACCTACTGTTTATATTTGACGAACTAGACGAGTTGATACCAACCAGATTACCTGTTCCAGTTTTGAATTCTAACTGAGAACCTTCTTGGTAATCTACAAGAGTTTCTGTACCACCAATAACTGTACTTACAACTCTAACGTCTATAGTACCAGCACCAATTTTTGAGATGATGCCCTTCAACATTCCAGTTGCAGCAGCAGTAGTACCAACACCAACAGTAACACCAGTCAATGACTGTGTAACACCGTAACCAACAAATATGTTAGTAGTAGTAACACCAGTAAATGTTTGATCTGCAGCGTTATCTATAACTGCAACTCTTATATTTTCTGCCCACGCACCAGGATTTTTTGCGGAGAAATACCAAGTAGTATCATCTGCTTGATTGTTGATGTAATCTTCGTAACCATCTACTCGAAGATTTCCTAATGATGCTTGACCTGCTGCAGCGTTTGCTGTGTTTAGATCTCCACCACCTACACGAACAACATCCAACTTACCACCATACGATAAGAAATTGGATGCTCCATACCAACACTCATAATGGAAGTCAGTTGTTCCTACACCTGGTTCACCAAATGTGTCAACTAACTCTTTTTCATTATTAATTCTAGTTATTTCATTGACAGGCCCTTTACGGAAAGGAGCAGCAATACCACCAACTACGTTGAGTGTAAAGTCTACGCCACCCCTAGTGAGGTCAACCTCTCTTACTGAAATACCTGGAGATGCTAATCGAAGTGCCATTCTAACTCCCTGCAGTACCCGAACTTTTGACTGAAATTATTTAGGATTTTTGCTGTCTATAGGGTATAGTCCCACATATATGAACGATCTCCATATTCGTCAGCCTTCCAAACAGTACCATCTGCCTCAACTATTTCAGACTCTTCATCAAACCCATCACATACAAATCCGAATGGAGCCATATCCTGTTCTATAGCATTTTTCTGCTCCTCGTATATACGTTTTCTTACGTCCTGATCAGTCATCTCCTTGAAATAATCCTGTGCTACCAACCATGAAAATATAACCAAACACATAGCAAGGTCATCATTACAACCCTCTTCTGCCTCGAATGATTGTTTCTTTTGTATGAATGTAGTAAGTTCACTTATAATATTATAATCCATAAAAATAAGTTTATCTTCTTCAACTAAAGTTTTCAAGTTAGAGCACCCTACCTTTTTTGTAGTTGTGCTCATCTTGACACCTAGTTGTGTTTTGACACCAGAGAAACCTGATCCTACTATCTGACCTGCTCTACCACGCATCGCAACCATGAGTAAGTTCTCATACTCTAGGTCATAAAACAATATAGATGCTACTTGATCTCCTATATCATTGACTTCGCATAAGACATACGCATTGTTATATGCTGTTGCTACTTCCTCAATAATTGATGGAAACACCATTGGTTTTACTTCATTATCTCTATACGTTGCTACAATCTTATAAGGAAACTCTGTAATATCAGCAACAATAAATGCACTATAATCTTTCGAGATACCTCTTGCCACGTCAACTGTTACAATGTAATCTCTTTTTGGGAAAGGTTTTTCATATACCGATAACTTACCATTTTGTTCTATTGGTTGTTCAAATACCATCGATTTCAACTTGGATGCTGATATCAAGGTATCAACAGAACCCAGAAACTCACACTCAAACTCAATAGCAAATTGTTGTTTACTAGTGTTTGCTATAGTTTGTTTCTTCCATTTTGCATCACGGCCTGGTACTTCAGACCAATGAACTTCTGTTGCAGTGTACTCGTTCTGCCCTCGTTCAGCGTCATGCCACATTCGGTAGAAGTGATTCATACCATGTGGGGTAGATACTATTATAACCTTGGTGGATTTACCAGAGGATATAGTAGGATAAACAGACGCAAAGAAATCATCTGCCAAGTGGTTCTGCACGAATGCAAACTCATCAAGGAAGATGATATTGAAAGACATACCTCGAACAGCAGATGCTGATGTAGATGCTGCTATGATCTTGGAACCGTTCTCCAGTTCCATCGACCCTTTGTTCCAAGCGATGATACCCTGCTGCATCCAACTCGGCAAGTTCTCATATGCCAGTTGTAGTCTTCCGAGTAGATCTCTAGCAGTTGCTGCTTTGTTTGCGAGGATTCCAATATTGACGTTATCGTTGAATATTGCGTAATGGAGTAAGTAAGATACTACAGTTGTAGACTTACCAGTCTGCCGAGGCATTTTACAGATATTAAATCTATTCTTATGAAAATTTTTTATAAGTTTCTTTTGAAACTTATACATGTTAAAGTTGACTAAACCTTCGTCAACGTTAACAATTTTTATATGAGTTTCTGTAAAATAAACTGGATCATCCTTACACTTGAGGAACTCTGCAATGTGTTCCTGAGTGAATTCGGTTTGTGTATTAGCCTTCTTTAGATTCGGATTACCAAGATAGATGTCACTTTTTGCTGCCATAATTTAGCCTGCTCTAGGTCCACTCCAACTAGAATCTCCGTATGCTTTTGATACTGATGATCCTACTTTCTTTACAGTTGAGTGTACACCTTTAGCAATTGCTCCTATTCTTTCTTTTGATGGTCCTTTGAACTTTTTCTTTTCACCACTTCTGTATGGATTTGGTTTTCTTTTGTCTTTCACTTCAGTATTCTTCGTACCACGAGTAGCTAGTGTAGATCCTTTATCATCACGTTTAGCAATACTAGAATTACGTGTGGTAATATCACCACCTTTCTCTACTGCTTTTATATCAAT